CTCAACTACAGGAGAGAGTTCAAGTACATCAGGTGGTAATGAATGGCGACATTTTGTAGTACCTTTTGATGGGTATTTAGACCAAGTAGTTGTAAGAAGTGAAGAAGCTTGTGGTTCAACTATTGTAGGATTGCATAAATCCTCTACAGGGACAGAGTTGCCTAATACAACTGCAAGTACGACCGTCACGGTAGATATGACAACAGATGATACTGCCTATAAATTTGATTTTACTTCAAGTAACACTTTTAGTGCAGGTGATATAATAGCTATTAGTTTTGACCCAACTAATGATGCAAATGATACAAATGCAACAACAATCTTAGTTTACGATGGAAGTCAAGGTGTATGAGTTTAACAGATAAAACTATATCAACAACATATAAAGATATTTTAAATATTGATAATTCTAATGCTGGATTTGATACTAATATAGACCAAATTAAATCAGGTAATGGAGCAGGTTCTGCTCTTTATTTATCAAAGAATAATTTAAAAGTTCAACCAACAACTGATTCTACTACTAATTCTGTAATTTACGACAAAGACGGAAATATTTTATTTCAGGTAGATTCTACTAATGATTATGTTAAAGCATTAGGAAATCAAGTTAATACGCAATATGCTTATTTCGGAATAACTAATGTAGATTCAGCAGCTTATGCAGCTAATACACATTATGCCGTTAGCTTTCTTTCCAATGGGAGTATGGCTAATTCAGATGTTGATTTCGGAACAGGAACTGACCCAGATGATAGTTTTACAACGGCAGATACTGATACTCAGTATGCTTCACAGATAGTTCCAATGATGTGGAGAGTTCCAGATAATATAACAATTGATTCTATTTCTCATATTGAAGGAGCAGATAATGCTACAGGAGATACGACCAGAATGCACCTAAAATCATTTGATTTTACTTCAGGTTCTACTTCTTGTTTAGCGAATGGAACATTATTAGCTCATAATTCAGATGTGACTAATGCAGGAAATGAACAGGCTTATCTAAGTAGTTGGACAATTGATTCTGCTTCAGTAGTATCAGGGAAAGTTATATTATGTTTTTTCAGGAGTGATTCGGTTAATTCAGATTATTCTTTAAATGTCACAATTAAATATCACTTAACATAAGGACAAATTTATGCCAAGATTTAATGCCAATTTAAATATTACAACAGGTAGAGGTGATACGCTTTCTGCTTCTAAGCAAGGGAATTATGAAGATATTCTTAATATAAGACAAAAAGTAGATAATACAACTTCAGGTATGATTATTATTTCAGCTTCGGGGAGCAAAGGAAGTGCAACATTGCAAGATGCTAAAAGTTTAGTAATTAAAAATACAGGTAGCGTAGGAGCAGAAATAAAAATTGCTTCTCTTACTCATGCAAATGGAACTCCAGATACAACAGGTGCTACAGCTTATCAGGTTTATTTAATAGGAGCAGGTGATTTTATTTATCTTCCGAATATCAGGCAAATGTATAACTCAGGTGGATATTCGACAGGGGATGCTTATCAAATTTCAAATGATGCTGTAACGGCTTTATATAGAGCATTGAATAATGCTGCTTCAGGTGACCCACAATTACTAAATGAAGCAGTAGATAGTGGGGCAGAAACAGATATTGATGTAGATGAAGGAGCGTATTTCTATGAAGGGGATTTAATTCGCTTGGAAGATGAAATATGTGAAGTGGTATCAATTTCAAGTAATACATTAACTGTTATTAGAGGAACTCATGGTTCGACTAAAGCAACCCACGCAGAGGATGTTGCAATTAGATTACCATTTTTTAACAATCTTGCAGATTTTGATAAATATTCAACACCACAAACGGATTCAAATGGACAGTTTGTTGCTACCAATTTCTTTGGATATGCAAGGAATACAGATGGTAGTGGGAATAGAGAAAGTAACGGTGTTGTCGCAGGGAGTTTTGCAATTAAATTTTATAAAGCAGGATACCAAGAATTAGGATTAAGCAATATCACTTCAGCCACTAAAAGTGGATTAGCAGTATCTACTACATATCAATTTAATATTACAGCAGATGGTGGTTCAGCTTTTGCATTATCTTTCACAACGGATTCTTCAGATGTAACTTTTGGTGGAACAAATGGAATAATTGCTAAAATTCAAGATGCTTTAAATACAGCTTTTTATACGGCAGGTAATCTATTCGAGAAAAAAGTAACTGTATCAATAGTTAAAGGTGATATTAGATTTACTTCAGGACAACATTTATCTACATCTGCTATATTATTAGCTGATTCAAGTGGGGGTGATACGGATATTTGGGGCGTAGGTAGATTTACAGCAGTTGCTGATGTTGAAGCTCCTGTTGCGGCTAAATTACCTCCTGATAGTTTCGCAGATAAAAAGAGTGGATTAACGGTTAAAAATACATCAGTATTTGGATATGATGATGGCTTTGGTAATATTATAGGTGCCTGTAATGGAACTATAAATTATGAAACAGGTGCAGTTTCACTTAAAAATTGCCCTCCCAATGCGAATTTCGTAATAACAGCTAATTATGGTTCTTCTCAAAGTGGTGGTAATAGATTTACTACTGATGATGGAAATTGTATAACTGCAATATCGGGAAGAAGTATAAATGCTAAAGTAGATACAACTATTGAAATTATAGGACTACAATAATGGCTAATTACCCAACTTATGCAAGTACTTCAGACCTTAGAGATGTTTATCCTAATATTGATAAATATGATGCTAAAACTCCTGTTTATGGTTGGGGGACAACAGGTACACTACATTTATATCTTGCAAGAAATACAGGATTAATTAATCAATTATTTGCTGATGGTGAAGATTTAGGTTCTGCTGAAGATAATAGTGGTGTTATTGATGCTAACGGGGAATGGTATTATGACCCAAATTTAGATACTGCTTATTATTTTAATTCATCAGCATCCCCTGTTGATTTATTAATGGAAAGTGGCGAGGATTGGGCAACGCATAAAACCGATATATTAGCAAAGGCTTCAAGATATTTCGATTCATATATTGATAATTCTCTACCAAGACAAGTCTGGAAGAATGACGAGGGTGTTTATGATTATATTGTTATTAGAACAGTTGCTCAGATTGGTGCTTATTTTTTAATTTCTGCACATGACCCTGAAAATGAAGATGCTTTAAAACTCAAAGAAGAATATGAATTAGTATTAGAAAAAATTAATACAGGTGCTATTAAACTTGGATTTGAAAAAACATCAGATTCTTCACAGGGAATTATTAGAGAAATCACAGGGGCAGGAACATTAAAACCTGTTGATTTAAGAGGAAATTATACTGGTAGTGTATACGATAAAATTAGACTTCAAATTATAACAGGTGGAGTAATTGGTACGGCTACCTATTCGGTATGGGTTGCAGGGAACGATAAATTGGGGATTAATAAAGGCTCTCAGGTTATTACAGAACAAATTATAACAGGAGCATACCAAGCATTATCGAGTGGCTTACAAGTGAGATTTGGAGCTTCATCAGCAGTTGGAACAGCAGGAACTGAAGATAATATTTTAACAGCTTCAGGAACTGCGAATGATGTATGGGAAATTGAAGTATTTGCAGTAGGTGAAGAAATACAAGATGCTCGTGGTATGAAAAGTGCGAGTTTAACAAGGTCATAAATGGCAACATCTTTTACAAATAATTGGAAAAACATACTTGATAAATTGCAAAGTTTATTAAGAGCAGAATTTGGGAATACTTTACCTGTATATATTGGTGAGAATGAGAAAGCAGGTAGTCAATATTTAAGATTAGACCCTGTTGGTAGTGATTTATTGGATTATAATGCTACATCTGAAACAAGGGAATTTAGTATTAATTTATTTCTATATTTTGGAGATAAGAGTGAAAGTAGGACTAAATTGGATGCTATATTAAGATTAGTAAGTAGAATTGAAAGTTTAATTGTAGATAATATTTCAATGACATTATCAGATTCAACCAATGCTTTTAATTGTAGAATAGAATCAACATTGCTTAATGCAGTAGAAGATACTGAAAATTACATAGTGTTGTTTGATTATAAATGTATGCACTTAGGAAATGTAGGATAAGGAAATAATATGAAAATAAAATTAATCAAACCAAAAACCAGTCTACCAAATTGTTGGAAAGAATGTGGGGTAGATAAAAAAACTTGGGATAAATTAGGCACAGGGAGCGAGATAGAAGTAAAATCTATTCCCAATTCAATCAATAGTTTAGTAGAAATATCTTCTTCTAAAAAAAACAAAGGAAATAAATAATGACAATATCAGCACACGCATTTTCACCAAAAGAGTTTAAATGTTTCATTATATCTGATGCAAGTAATGCTGGAGCTTCAGGAATACATGCTTCCAATATGTTGCAATTAGATGTGGATTCAGTATCATATCCATCACTCAATGTCACTCAATCATTAGATGTCAGGAGTGGAGTCGGGAACACTTTAAAGGATGAAGATTTTTTTCAAGATAACAAAATGAGAGTAATTGAGTTAGGGTTATCAGGCACTTTACACGATGATGTTGGCCATAGATTGTTATTGGCTAATATTTGTGGAGCAGCAGAAGCAGATGACACAAATCAAACTATTGCAAGTGGTCATAAAATAATAGCTCAATTATATGGGGAAGCAGTAACAAATAATGCTTCTTCATTAACGGTTGTAATACAGCCATCAGATGTTTCTAATCAAACAGGCTTAGAAATGCCTGGAATGGTTGTTACTAATTTTGCGATTTCAGCAGATGCAGGTAGTGAAGGTGGTAGATATAAATTTTCTGCTACACTTCAATCAGGAAAAACTCCTGATTTAGCTTCTACGGCAGCAGCAGGTAGTACTGCATATGAAAATGGTACAGGTACAACTTTAGGTTCTGCATCAGTAACAAAGATTTTTAATAAGGATGCAATGTTAAATAGCTTTACTACAACGATTGATTATCCTGCTGTATTTTCAGGCATATCATCAACAGGGTATCAACAGGTAGCAAGGGGGGCAAAATGTTCGGTAACTCATGACTGTCAAGTTAAATACGACTCGGAAACTAAAGGTTTCGTTAATTCATTTGATGGACAAACAGCAGCGATGGCAGAAAATACATTTATTATTGCAAATAATGGTAAATTTGGAGTAGATACAGCTAATGGTGTATTGACTAATGTAGCATATTCAGAAGGTGATATAATGATGCTTGATATTTCGATTGAAGCAATAGATGATGGTACTGATGCACTATTAGAAGTTGATTTAAGCGAATAATAATAAAAAAATAAACACAAGGAAATAATGAAAAAGAAACTTAAATCTGGCAAGGAAGTTGTTTTAAAAGAAATATCTATTGATGATATGGATAATTGTAATGACTTACAACATATATGTCAAGAATCAGATGGTGGTATTTCAATTTATGGATTAAATAAATCTAATACTGCTTGGATCCGTAAAGGGGTAGAGGGTTCGGATGATAAATTCATTAAATCATTAAAGGAAACTGAAAAGATTGAACTTGTTAGTTTAGTCAAATCTTTTAACTCTGTGGGGGAGTAGAATCGGTTGAACTTGCGATAAATGTTCATTTATCGTCCGTTTGTGAAGATTGCCGATTTCATTCATTCCCATATAAGGCAACTCCTCCGATTACAGGTTATGGGGAGCAAGTATTTGAAACTGAGGGTGATGTTAAAAATGTAATAGGGTTATTAATAGATGAAACAAAAGAATGGAATAATAAGGGTAAAGAGTTTGATATTGCAAGTAGTGTATCAAAGCAACTGCCCTTTTTTTGTTGTAATAATTTAATTATAAAAAATGAATATCAAAAGGATATACAAAGATATATTTATTGTAATGAAACTGGAACACCTGCATATAGTGGAAGTTATGGAGAGCAACCTGCGAGGTGGTTGTCAAAATACTTCGTCCTTAAATCTGCATTTGCACAAAAAGAGAAAGCACAGATAGATGGCAGACGGAAAAATTAGAGTAAAGTTTGAAGCAGTAGGGCATCCTGCCCTTATAGCAGCAATAAAAGAATTAAATAAACAAACCAAACGACTTGGGTTAGAAACAAAAAAAACTGGGAAAAGCACCGAAAAAGCAGGTGATTCTACTGAGCGATTAGGTCGAAATAATGATAAATTAAAAGGTGGATTTTTTGGTTTAAGCACTTCATTAGCAACTGCTCGTGCTAAAATGCTATTATATGGATTTGCAGTAAAACAAGCTATTGATTTCACAAAAGGATTAGTAGATAAATCTGCTCAATTTGAAGATATTTCAAGAGGATTTAATAATCTAAGAATGTCAGCAGGGATGAGTGCTGAAACTTTTGATAAATTAAATACAGCATTAGATGGAACAGTATCAAGTATTGATTTAATGAAACAAGCAAATAATGCAATGTTGCTTGGCATTTTCAAAACTGAAGATGAGATGGCTAATATGTTTGATGCAGCACAAAGGTTAGCACAAGTATTAGGTAAGGATGCTACTTTTGGTATAGAATCACTTGTTACAGGTTTAGGTCGGCAATCTAAATTGATGCTTGATAATCTGGGTATAGTATTTAGTGCTGAGAAAGCCTATGTAGATTATGCTAATGCACTAAAAAAGAATGTTGGAGATTTAACTGATAGCGAAAGAAAACAGGCATTTTTAAATAAAGCGATGGATTCTGCTAATGAATTAGTTAGCAACGCAGGTGATGAGTATTTAGGAACTTCTGCTAAATTAGCTCAATTAAATACATCTTTTGTAAATGCAAGAATCGAATTAGGAGAAGCATTAACTCCTGTAATATTAGCTTCTGTTGATGCTTTGAGATTTATGCTTGACAATATGGATTCAGGTAGGATTAAAAGATGGGGTGTTGCAATAAGTGGTGCGTATATAGCATTTAAATTATATAATTGGGCTATAAGAATCGCTAAAATAGAAACTATATCTTTCCAAGCAATACTTGCTAAAACAGGTTGGGGAACTGTTATTGCATTAACAGGATTAGCTGCAGGTGCATTAATGGAGTATTTTGGAGCATTTGATGAAGGAACAGATATATTAATAGATGGAAATGAGGAGTTGTCAAAATCTAATAGACTTTTAAAGGCTAAACAAGAAGCTCTTGATGAATTAATGAAAGAACAAAGATTGTCAGCCGAATCATTACAGAAAGAATTAAATTTATTAAATGCAAAAACTGAAACTGAAAAGATGCTTATTAATCTTGGACATGAAGCATCAGCTTCCGAGAAAGATTTAATAAACCAAATAATAAATAAAACAAATGCTCTACAAGCAGAAATAGATTTAAAAAATCAATTAGCTAATTATGAAAAATGGCATTTAAAGAATCTTGATGAAAATATTTCTTTAAGCCAAAGTAATAATTTATTAAGAGCAGAAGCAGAGGGTGCAACAAAAATAGAATTAAAACTTCTAAAAGAACAGATAGATTTTGAGAATAAATTAGCAGAAACTGGAGCAATTTTATTAGACGGACGGATTTCAACTATGGAAGTAGGGGGTATATTCGAGGAACACCAAGCTACTAAAATAAAATTATTGAATGACGAACATAATTTAAATATACAATTAATTCAAGATGAAAAGGATAAAGGGCAAGAAGCTATTAGAGCTGCTGCTAATGCAATCAACGCTATGTCTAAAGTTATAGGGTTGAATAAGAAAAATGCAGTTGTTGCTGCAAAGATGGCTGCAATTGCGACAGGAGTAAATGCTTTTGCATCAGCAAGTGCTGCTATGAAATCAGCTGCTGAAGTTCCTATGATTGGTCATATCCTTGCTCCAATAGCCTACGCAAGTACATTGGCAACTGGTTTAGCTGCAGCTACATCTGCACATTTAGAAGCATCAAAAATACAACAATTTGAACAAGGTGGTATGGTTGGTGGTCGTAGACATTCTCAAGGTGGAACTATGATAGAAGCTGAAAGAGGTGAATTTGTTATGAGCCGTAATGCAGTATCTGCTATTGGTGTTGAAAATCTAAATAGAATGAATGATGGTGGAGGTGGTTCTTCATCTATTTCAATTAATATAAATGGTGGTATGATAGACCAGAATTTCGTTGAGAATGAATTAGCTGAAGCAATACGAGAAGCTACAAGAAAAGGTGCAGACTTTGGCATTTCTTGATGACATAAATAGTAAACATCTTGGTAATTTCGTATTAGTAACTATTGGTGAACATCGAATTTCTACTCGCAAGATTACTTTTGATGATGATTATTATAAGCCAATATTGCTTAATATACCGTCTATTTCTGAGTCATTGGATATAGAGAACCGAAAATATAAAATATCGTCTGTAAGCCTAAGTATAAGCGATTATGTAGAAGATGGTGAAAGATTCTCAGACCATTTAAATACTTTAATGAATCAAGAAGTGAATATATGGTTTGCTTCTCAATCTTCCAAGACATTAGATAGTTCAGAATGTTATAAAGCAGGAACATTTATAGTTCGTTCATTTTTTCAGAATCAAGATAAAGTCACTTTAAATTGTGAAGATTTATCTCAGGATAAATTACACAAAGATTTACCGTTAGAAACAGTTTCTGATTCAGAAGATATATTAGAAAAATATAGAGCAAAGCCTAAACCCATGGTTTTCGGTACTGTTGATAAATCTCCTTGCATAATTGAAAATATAGAAGAAGAACAAATTATATTATCAGACTATAATCCCAGTGATTTTAATTTTAATACTGATAATTTTCAAATCGGTGAATCAAATAACTATAATAATTCACCTCTTTTTATATTCTACAATGAATCGTATGTTAATATTGCAGAACAAAAAGCAACAGGGGAGGGATTAAGTAATACTGGAAATTCTAATTTTTCACGAGAAGATGGTTATATAAGATTAGAAACAGATATTGAAGATAATGATACATCTTTAGGTAATTTAAGAATAATATCACCAAGAAAAGGAAAAAGAGTTCAAAGTCTTGGTGTTGATAATTCTGAAATTGCAGAAATAAATGCAATGTTTGCTGAAAATATTTTAGATGATAATATTGATACTTTTGGAATATTAGCAGGGGAATTAATAGATGATGATTTAGGTGCTAATAATTATAATAATTTTAGTAACGGAACACTTGATATAGATGTCGGTCACTCTCTAAATATTCACGGAACAGGAACTAACCCAGATGTTACTTGGAACTATAAATTTTTTAGAATATATTTAGAAAAAATATCAACAATTAATACTTCAGATATTGTTACTGATGAAGGTGGAGAAGAAGTTGATAGTTATACTTATATTTATTTAAGATTTCGACATAGTACTGGTGATAATAATGAATATCCACCTATATGGGGAGTTGGAGTATCAGGAACACCTCAGGCATTTTCTGATTTTTCTACACCGAATAATGTAGGATACCCTTATTTATTTTCTAATAAATTAGCGATGGCTTTTGACCAAGAAGGAGATTATAATTCAATATCAGGAAATTCTGCTGTCATATCAAATTTTAATTGGGGCATTACTGATACTTTTGATTATATTGAGATTGGTTATTTTAAGCAAGTAAATACTTGGTTAGATGACCCTAATATTATTCTTTCTGTAAAAGGTGCTTTATATGATACCTTTGTAATTCATTCAGCTGTAATTAAAGGAATTGATAAATATAATTTCTTTGTATCGGCAACAGGTAGAGGTGGCGATAATTGTACCACCTCAGATATATATAGTTCAATATTAATAGATGAGCTTGATTATGATGGTAGTATTAATTTAGTTGATAATTCTCTTGGTAAATATGCTTTTACAATTGATAAGAAAATAAATTCCAAGAAATTAATTGAAGAAGTATCAGCATCAAGTGGACTATTTCCTTATTTTAAAAATGGTGAATTTAATGTAAAAAGTATAAAAAATATCTATTTAGATAGTGAAATAGAACCCAATAAAACAATCAATATAGATGATATTCTATCTTATAAATTCAATAGAACTAAAATTGAAAAGGTATATAATTCAGGTGTAAATATCAAATACCATTACGATTATGGACTAAAAGATTTTACAAAAGAAACAGGATTAATATTACCAAATGCCAATATGTCCTTACAAGATTATGTTAATGAAACATTTGGGGAGGATTTTGACCAAGACGATGTATTTGAGTCTAAATATATTCGTGACCCTGATACTGCTGAAAACTTAGCTAAATATTTAGCAGGACTTCATGCTAATCAACACAACTTAATTACCATTAAATTACCATTAAATTATTTAACACTTGAACTTGGTGATATTATTCGGCTAAGTGGCTTAATACAAAACCGTAAAATGTTCGGTGAAGATTATACGAAAGCAGAGATTAGAAATGGTCAGCAAATTTTACCATTCTTTTTTATTGAGCAGATAAAGAAAAATTTAGATAGTGTAGAAATTAAATTATATCAATTACATAATTTTAGTGATACAGTTTATGAGCCTGAATTAGAGCAGACTAAGGGTTGTATGGATACTAATGCTGTCAATTATAATCAATTAGCAACAATAAGTGCTGATGAAAATACTCTCGGAGCTTGTTATTTCCCTCAAACATTATTACCTCCTGAAATTACATCTCCGACACAGGAAAATATAGTAATTCCAGACATAGAAGAAGTAGAAGTAACAACTACCTCTAATAATTTAATTGTTTCACCAGTTATGAACTCAACTTTTGATGCTGTGCCATCTGATGGAGCTACCGATTGGCAACCAACAACTGATGATTATTTTTTCAGTGAAACTGGAGTAACTCAAGATCAAACATTATCTGTTAAAACGGACAATGAGAATCAAGTGGTGGGGTGTTATTTAGACGGAACACATTATGGAATGACATGGGGGGCATATTCTGAAGGTGATATATATAAAGTAAGTTTGAATATTAAAAGACTCTCAGGGGATGCAGATACTTTCTATATTACAATACACCATAATGACAATATAGTGGATAGTATTCCTATTACTAATAATTGGGAATCTCACGAAATAGATATTACTCTTAATACTCTAAATCATAAAAAATTATATATTGTAATGAATGAATCTACTATTCCCTCAAGTTTTGCAATTGACAATGTAATTGTTCAAAGGGTAACAACTACTGAAGAAACTATAACCCAACAAATTATAAACCCAGAATTAAATATTACTTGGAATCCATCACCTAATATAATACAACCTATTCCAGAGTTAGGTATTCCAATAACAGCATATTATAAATTATTAATATATGAAGATGTAGTAACTCCAGACTCTACTCTTTTATATGAAAGCAATGAGATTCCAGCTATAGAGGGAGATGCTCCAGTAAGCCATAGTCTTTGGTTGGGGGATGAGAATATTCCTCATAATACTGAATTATTATGTATGATTATTGCAGTTAATCCAACTCAATATAATGGTGCTTATGTTTATAATGATACAAGTTCTGTTTGGGATAATCACCCTTTCAATCAAGATAGTTTTATTTTTCAATGGGGCGAAGGAATATCAGACCAAGGAACAATTAATGGAGATGTTGATTTAGATGGGCAGCTAAATGTAGCAGATATTGTGACATTAGTTAGTCATATTTTAGGTACTAATATATTGGAAGCAGGAAGTGATAATTTCATAGCTGCCGATATGAATGGAGATGGTATAGTCAATGTAGTAGATGTTGTTACATTAGTTGAGGAGATACTTAACCCATCGTGATTACTTACGGAAAAAGCTATTGTGAAATATCAGGCAATTACCAAAGTATTGTAATTAAATATCGTGGTCGAATTGTACTAAGGCACGACCACTTCGAATTTATACAAGATTTAGGAAATAATAACGCAAGGGTTAGAAACTTTGGTAAAAAATCAATGCTTATTAAAAACCATAATCAAATTCATATTGGATTTACAGAGCCACAGAGTGGAGATAAAGTATTATTCAGGTATGTAGGCGAGTTTAGAATTTTATCGGTTAAGGTGGACGATAAGAACGCTAAAATCACAGAACAGGGAATTGACTATTGGAATAAAATTGATTCAACTTGGAATACAGCAGGAAAGCCTGAAAAATATAAAGGAACTTATAAATATGGTCGGGTTGGCAGAAAAAATAAAAAATCAAAATTATCAAAGAAATTAACAAAAAGAGATAATTCTAAGATTAAAGGAGGTTATTAATGGCTTATAATCGAGTAGGAACACCGACATTTTATATCGATGCTATGCTTCTTGCAAGGCAATGGGGAGCAATTACAGATGAATCACAAGCAAAAGGTAAATTTAATCTTAACCCATCAAAAGTAACTGATGTTGAATTAAGTAGTGAGGGCAAAGCATGGTTGAATATAAGATTTGAGAATAGGTATTGGTGTAATTCTATTTCTCATATTTTTATATTGGGTCATAATCTATTTACAGATAATTTACAGTCTAATGCTTATGTTGTAGATGAAAGTACTACACCAAGTGATTCTGCTGGGATAATTAGTTCAACAACAGGGACTCATCTATATAATGGGTGGCATAAATTTGATGGAGTCCAAAATACAGATATAAATGCAAAAAGATTCACCTATAATATTCATAATGGGTTAATTGATATTCAGGGTGGAGAAACACCTCCAACTTCTACTAAAATGGGGGATATATCAGCATGTTGGTCACATAAAATGCAAAATGCTCCTGACCTTGAATTAACTCAGACATTCAGCAATGAATCAATTAAGACCCAAACCACTTTAGGAGGTCATACATTGACTTCAGCAGGACATAATCATCAACCTAATTGGATTAGACAGCCTTGGACTACAGGAACTGAACCTACTGGAACAGAGGGGAGAACGGTATTTCCTGTTGGTCGTAGAAGTTGGAATTTAAAATTTAGCTATGTATCAGATACAGGTCTATTCCCCTCTTCACATAATTCAGCAACAGGTATATTTCAATGGACAGGAGTATCTAATGACCCAAACACAGAAGAAGATGAAACTGAAACATTTTATAGCATTAAAGATAATTTTCTGGATAAATGCTATCACGGGACTAACGGATTCCAATTGCCTTTTATCTTCCAACCTAATTCTGATGTTGAAGAATATGCGATATGCAGGGTCGTTAATAAATCTATGAAATTCGAACAAGTGGCGAACAATGTCTATAATATAAATCTTGACATTGTAGAAGTCTGGTGAATTAAAATTAAATCTCCTGTGTTGAAAGGCTCTGCATTAATTTGTAGGGTCTTTTTTTTTATCTCGAAAGTTTATTAAATTAACCTTGCAACTTATTATATAAGTTTAATAAATTAACCCACAATAAAAAAACAGGAATTATGGATTTAAAGAAATTTATACAAAAATCAGGATTAAAACAGAACAAAATAGCTGAAATGCTTGGTGTTCATCAAAATCAAGTATCTCGGTGGATTAGGGGCGAACAAATGCCACAGGGTAGCAACTTTATTAAATTAAAGAAGTTAATGGATAGTTTTAATAATTCTACTTGGTCCAAAAGATTAGACTAAATTAAGCATAAAAGAGATTTCCTACTTACTTGGGTTGGATTTTCATGTTTATCCGTAAAATCTCTTTTACCAATTTAAAATCTTACATGGTGTAAGAATAACAAAACACAGGAGAACACAATGGTTAAAATACATGGAAAAGAGTATTACACAGTAGTAGAGCGAGTGAATATGCTCCACGATAAAACTAAAGGTCAATACTCATTAAATACTTCTTTAGAACGATACGAAAATGGTATTGTTATAATGAAAGCAACATTATCATTTGATGGTAATACATTTACGGGTCATGCTTATGAGAAAGAGGGTTCAACGCAGATTAATAAAACTTCAGCATTGGAAAATTGCGAAACTTCTGCAATTGGTAGAGCATTAGCAAGTGCTGGTTTTGGTGGGACTGAATTTGCATCAGCGAATGAAGTTGAAAATGCAATACATCAACAATCTGATTCTAATAAACAAGAAGATTGGATGAAGAAAAATAAAATGTCAGCCGACCAATTAATCATAATTAATGATTTAGTTGCTGAGATTGGTGATGAAGATATTGAAAAAAAGACCAATACATGGTTATCAGGCTATCATTCTAAGATTCAAGGCGATGAAATGATTAATAAATTAACACAGATGAGGAATAAATAATGACTAATACTATAACTACAATTAGAAGCAGACAGGCAGGTCGAGTTATTGGTGTTTTACAATTTCTTGTTAAAAATTGGGATGATTTAACTTCTGAAGCGATTAAATCAAAATTAGAAGATGTAATTAAAGAAGATGCTAAAGTTGATGAAGTTATTGCAGAAATGATTGATGCAATGGAAGAAAATTGTATAAAAGGAGTTTCTAATGGGGGAAATTAAAGGAAGATTAGAGGAAGATATGATGATTAATCCTGAGTTGTACAATAATCCATCAGAGGATGATTATGAATTATCTGAAGATGAAAAATTAACTCTTGAAATTCAAACAAAAAAGGATACATTATGAAATTAAATGATTTAATTGCAGAGTTTCACGAGATAGAGGACTTAATTATTGATGGAGGGGGTGAAGTTACTCCAGAGCTTGAAGTGATGTTAAATGTTAATTCAGAAGCCTTAAATGACAAGTTAGATAAATATGAGAACTTAAAAAGATATTTAAAAGGTCAGATTGAATATTTGAAATCACAAGAGGCACATTACAAGAAACGAAGAAATACATTAGCCAACACAATTAAATGGTTATCCGAAAATCAAACCTATGCCTTAAAGCAAACTGAAAATCAGAAACTTAAAACTGATGAATATAATTATTCAATTCGTAAAAGCGAAAAAGTAATAATTGATGAAAAAAACATAAGTTCAGAATGGGATAAAAAATTAATTTATAGAGATATGGCAGAAGTTATTGTGAAGTACGATAAAGCTGAGATTAAGAAACATTTCAAAGATGAAGCTGAATTGCCTAATTGGTTAAAGTTTGAAGAAAAATGGAGTGTAACAGCACGATGATT